TTCCCTCACGATATAGTCCGGGTGTTCCCGGCAATAGTCGTATATCAGTTTCAACCATGCGATGGCGCTGTCCACGCTGCCCCAATAGTTCGGCGGATTGTATTTGCCGCGCAAAACATACAATGGTTCCAAGTAGATGTCTTTCAACGCCTTGTCGATACGGGCTGCGGCCTCCCCGGCCGTCAACCCGTCCAGGTCATGCTTAGGATGGACCTTGTAATCGGTGAAAAACGCGGATAGATTATACGTGTAGTTGAAATAATGGCCATGAGCGGTCCGCACATGCTCGCCGTCCCGTTCGCATACGTCAAACCATTCCGGTTCCGGCACATCCTTGTCCACTATGAACAGGTCGTAGCTCATTCTTCGTCTCCTTCGATGATTCCATGTCCTGCTATCAATGCGAGGGTCTTCAAGTCGGTAAGCACGGGCTGGTTGTCCATGCTTGACAACGTGTTCAAGCCGAGACCCTTCTGCTTGAACACGACGAACCAGTAAGGTGCGTCCGCGTTACCCGCCTCGGTGCGACCCTCCTGCATCCACTCCTTGAGTCTCCCCGTATAGGTGCTGTAGTTTTTGCACTCCAATACGACCGGCTGGCCGTGGATACGCAGACCGGTGATATCGCCCTGGTCTTTCGTCCCATGCAACACCTCACGGTGTATCGTCTGCTCGCTGTCACCCAACCGGGCGCGCAAATAGTTGACCACCTTGGATTCAAGCAGTGTGCCTTTGGCTTTCTGTCGGCTCATTCGTCCATCCACCATTCAGTCGGGTCATCGTGAAACTGGCAGTCCACGCAGTCCCCGAATACGTTCAAGATTCCTCCGCAGTACGGGCAATGCTCATACTGGACGGGCAGATAACTCGGTCTCATAATCAGAACTCCGGGTTGTCTCGTAGTCGTTTTTGCACGTCCCCGCGCATCTGCTCGATCACATCGACCCGAAGTCCGGTAGCCAAGCGAATCTCCTCTGCCGGACGGTTCGAGTCTTCAATGAGCAGTTGCCATGCTTTACTTTTCGCTTTGCTCAACATGAGCCCCCTTCTCCAAATTAGAGCTGATACGCACCCGATAGTCGGTGATGCTCCAAGTCAGATGGTTCAGTGGTCGCATTCCACGTATCCGATGCTCATGATTTCTCCTTGACCGGTTTGCAGTTGTGTGGCGCTTGTGAGATTCTGCTGGTCTGGCATACGTATGATCGGCTGCCGTCGCGGAGGATGATGGTGTCCGCCGTTGCTTCAGCCCAGCCGAGATAGGCAACGAAGGCGAAGAACAGTACGAAGAACAGTACGGAGAACAGTACGGCAGCGGCGATGGCGAGTGTTTCGGCCTTGCCATAGCGACTCATTCGTTTACCGCCTTCCGCGCCAGTGCGAGTAGTTCCTTGGCTTGTCGGATATAGTCTTCCTGCCCTCCGGGGAAGCGGCCTTCGCGATACCATGCTTCTTCCTCGTCCTTTGCCGCATATTCGTCGTCATACCTTTTGCAGCTGTTCCAGAGGAGCCGTTTCGCCACGGCTTCGATCTCGGCGTCAGCCGGTGGCGCATTGCGGCCGCGCAGGTACGCTTCCTGTAAATCGTCCGTGTCGCAGTAAAACTGTTTCTTGACATGCGTTCCTTCCCAGTGGCGGGTCGGATACGCCTTCTCGGCTTCATCATCCGCGATGCTCATTCCTACATCTCCTTTTCGTTGTTCCTGTAGTTCTTGCCTTTGCTTCTGTTTATGCCGCCCCATATGCCTTGCAGCGGGTAGCCGTTTATCAGGGCATGTTCCGCCGCGTACCGTGCGCATTCGCATATCGCCGGACATTGGGCGCAGGCCTTGAGCGCCAATCGTTCCTCGCTGGACGTGGTTGGGAAGAACAGGTCAGGGTCCATGTCACGGCACGCGGCCTTGTCACGCCAGCCGCTCAATTCAATTCCTTCTTCGCGTTTTGAGACTACTTACGCTCATGATTCCTCCTTGAGCGTGGCGACATATTCGATGGCCTTGCGTTCACGTTTCGCATACTTCTCGCATTTGCGTTTGAGACGTTTGAGGCTCATGGCGTATATGTAGGCTCTGAAGTCGCCGTCCTCGGTGATTCTGGCCTCGTACCGGCTCAGGGCTGAGGCCCTGAATTGCGCGGTCAGATGGTTGGTAAGCTGTACTCCGTTCATTCCTCCACCTCGGTTTCCTCGCCGTAATGGCCGTAGAGTTGGTCTGCCGCATCCTTGGTCGTGTAGAGGCATTTCGCGGGCGCTTGTTCGTAGTCGTAGATGGCGGCTGCGACGACCTCTCGAAACTCCTCGCGGGTGAATATCTTCGCCTTATAGCTCATCGTCTGCCTCCGTAAAATCGTTGAACGATGGGCTGGTACAGCTCATATCCCTTCTGGGCCCACATCTCCAGTGTTTTGAGGATCACGAGAATCGACAGTGAGTCGAGCCCGTCGTCAACCAGTTTGGGAATGTTGCTGTACTGTGCGTTCAGTGTCGTATGCCCGTTCCGGCCGCTGGTGAACGTGAATCCCAGCATGTCCACGGGCGTTCCGGTTTCCTCCGGCGTGATGGTCAACCGAACCTTGAACTTCCTGCCCAACGGCATCGCCTTGTCACTCATCGTCCGCCTCCTTGATTGCCTGTTGCAGTGCCTGCATGATTTGTTTCGCCTCGTCCACGCTCAGATAAGCGCTTGCAGATTGGCCAACGGTCTTGTGCTCCGGGCGGGAGTCGTCCCGGTCGAGGTGAAACGTCACCAAGCTGGAAGAGCCACGCCGATGATTGGCGATCTCTACCCGATAAACCATGTATTCGTCATCGTCAATCGGGATAGTGAGCCTCGTGCCGGCATAGTGGATGCTGCCAAAGGTCAAGTCGAACGATTCCGTCTCAATGCTCAAGGCCCATCTCCTTTTGTCCAGGATTGTGCAGATCGAAATGCTTGCAGCCGGTACGGTTCACTCCGTCAGCCGTTACCACGGCCCACAATGCGGCCGACAAGCCCGCGATATACCCGTCACTCCAAGCACCCTGCACGCCATGCTTGGAGTGCATCACAATGCGGTCGTGAATGGTCTTCTGCACGTCAAACGGTTCATTCATCGTCCGCCTCCCATCTGTCTTTCTGCGAGTGCGATTTCCCTTTCCTGCCAGCGGGCTAGCATTTCAGGGGTCGCGTTGCGCGGCACCGGATTCGGGTCTAACGCCTTGCCGTCGTGCTCCTTGTCGGCCTTGGACCACTTGCGGGCGAGTTTGCGGCGTTCCTTCCATGTCAGCGTCACGTGCACGTCCACCACCCTGACCACCTCCAGCCGGTCACACCGGTAGGATTCGATGGAATCCTCGCCGCTGCGGGTGAGCGTGCAATCGGCCGGTCGCACCTGGTAGACGTTCCCGCGCCCGTACATGCTCGCGTGGAAGCGCGCGTAGAGACGGTCGGGGGTGCAGTACACCTGGTCGGGGTGCAGTGTCGCGTCGATGGGTGCGTCCGCGCCCTGCTCGCGTCGGGCGCGGCATATCGGGCAGTCGTCGAAATTGTCCCGGCTGTGACCGGGCTCGATGATGTCGCCCGTATTCAGATCGGGTACGCCGCCGTGATACAGGACACTCATCGTCTGCCTCCCAGACTCTCGTAGATCAACCGATAACGCTTGTCCCCGTTGCACATCGCATTCCAACGACGGATGGCGGCGGCGAGCATCATGTCTTTCGGCCACTCCCACTCCACTGCGGGCTTCGACTTCAACGCGAGAGCATACGGCTTATACCTGCATCCGCCGCACCGGAAGACCAAAGCGGACAGATAATGCTGCTCCTCCCATTTCGCCTTGACCTTGCCCCCGCATTTGGGACACGGGCTAATTTTGTGAAAACGCATCAGTCCATCCTTTCGTCCAACCATTTGATGTCCTCCCAGATCGAGGGCATGACCTGATCGAGAGCGCCCATACTGCTCAACGCCCATACTGCGCCGTAGTTGGCGCGCTCTCGCACCGATGTGACATAACCCTTGTCCGGGAAGACATGAGACTCCGCAATCCAGTGGAACGGGAGCATTCCCTTGCGCAGAATCAAAGTGAAACGTTCATGGCTAACCTTGATGAAGCTCCTCATGTCGCTCATTCCTCCGTTGCCTCCATCGGGTAATTGATGTCTTCAAGCGAGTCCGCGGAATAGGTCAGCTTCACGAGCCTGAACGGTTTCTGCGTCTCCGGGCCTCTGAACGGTGGCTCATATTCCCACCATTCGCTGCCGTCGTATTCTTCGCGGCGCAGGAAACCGCCATCGGTGAACGCCACGACCAGATCGGCGGCTATCTCCTGACTGCCGTATCCGTCGTCGTAATCGATGTCGAGCACCTTTTCGGCCTGACTCCACGGAATTCCCAGCTTCTCGTCGCGGGAGCCTACGAATCGAACGTCATCGGTCGAATGCTCGCTTTGTGAGATCGCACCCTTGGTTTCATCTAAAAGATTCATTCTTCCGCTGCCTTTCCTTGCATTGCCTTGACTGCGAGTCGCATGGCGTCGTAGTATTCGGCCCTCAACGCGCAGTCAGAATCCCATTGAGGGTAAGAGTCGGGCTTCAACGCCTCGTAGAACGCTTTCGCCCCGGCTTCGATTTCCTCGTCCGTGGGCCGGCGCGTGGCTCCGGCGATAAAACCGGCCTCGTATTCCTTGCCCTTGGTCGTGCCACGTATTTCCTCGGGGGATAGGCGGACAGCTCGTCGGATGACAGCCCACTTCGCGTCACTGCTGATGATGCTCATAGCCCGCGCCTCCATGCCTTAATCGGGTGAGTCGGATCTAAATCGAACGACTCGCAAAAACACGAATACGCGATACATGCGAGTATCACCACCATGCTTATAGCGAATACCGCTACAAGCACCACAGCGAAAAAGATAACTACGCCCTCCAGAATGCCGTTCATGCTTCCACCGCCTTTGCCGGGCGGAATGGGGCATATTGAACCAGTTGGGAGACTGAGAAAATTTCCCGCTGGAGTCCCCATTCGTCAGCGTCGTCATAGACAGGAACCGCTTGATGATCGCAAACTTGCCAGATCGCATCATCCTTGTCTAGCCACAACCCGTCATGGTTGGGCAGCTTCGGCTTCCGACGCAATGCGTAGGCGAAGTTTGAATTAAACATCCAATCGTGGAAGTCGGGAATCTCTGCCTGTACCATGACTGCAAGGGTGCAGTCTGTTTCGTCATCATCATCGACAGCGACAACGGAGAATCTATTGCCGTTCGTCGCGACGAAAATATCGCCCGTGCAAACATCGTGAATGTCATCGATACGCTCGTACTCGGGGTCATCCACCAATTCGATAGACTCGATGTCGGCTTTCGGGACGAACAGGTCATCGCCCATTCCTAGGGTGAGAACGTAAGCGCTCTTAATATCGCCGTTTTTGTCAGCTACGCCGGTTGCTACGTCCCCGTTCTTGAACGTGACCTTGATATGTAGTCCGGCCATCTCCTTGCAGGTCTTGCCTTCCCAGAATGGTTTCTCACTCATTGACAGCCTCCTTGGCTAGTTGTCGTTTACGTTTCCGCTTCGCCTCATACTGGGCGTATTTCTCGGGATGCTCCAACATCCAACGGCGATGGTATTCAGCCATCTCACGCTGATGGGCGGCGGCATACTTACGAGCCGAAGCCCGAGCCTGAGCCAAATGCTCCGACCGGTACCGGCGTGCATACTCATTGCGTTTCTCACGATTACGAGCGTTCCGCCGATTCGCCAGATCACGCAGATGCTGCGCATACTCGGGGTCGGTTCGACGCCGTTCCGGCAATAGTCGATGAACTCCTCATCGGTCATGTCATCAACGTTCACAGCCACACCTCCCCATTAGTGAACCTGCGGAACAACACAGGGTCGAGCTTGTACAACGCCCGCCGAAACTGCGGGTCACGGCAGAACGGGATGAACAACAGGCTTACTGCTTCGGCGGTTCGCATCGCGTCCAACCTCCCTTATCGTCCAGAAGCACCCAACCATGTTGGGCGGTGAGAATCGGCACCAGTTCGGGGTGATCGTTGAAACCGCTCACGATGTACCCCAAGCTCATGGCCTCACGCGGATGGGCGTGAATCCACCCATGACATCCCGTATCGCCACTCCCACACGCCAAGATGAGGTTCGACGCCTCATGCAGTCCCGGCCACTTGTGTGACCGGAGTCTGCGATGATGCCGGCTGAAACCGCTCCAATGGAATGGTTTGCCGCAGCGGACGCACCGGTATTGGTCGCGTGCGTCCACCAAATCCTTGACGTGTTGGGACGGGTTAGATCTGCCCATTTCCGTATTCGTCCTGGGGTTGGCTCCACGGGTCCGTAGGCTGCTGATACTGCTGTTGCGGTTGCTGGAATCCCTGTTGCGGCTGCTGGAATCCTTGCTGATACTGCTGCTGCGACTGTTGGAAACCAGACTGCTGGGCCTTGGGTTTCGCGCTCAACACCGCAATGGTGCGGGCCGCGACATCCCAATTCTCATACCGTTTCCCATCCTTTTCCGACACTCTTTTGGACAAGCTGCCGTTCACAAGAACCTTCACGCTCATGTTCGGCTGGGACTTCAACTGGCGAACCTGATTCAAAGCATCCTTCGCCTGATTCGACAAGGGACGCACACCATAGAACTGAGGCTCCTTGTCAACCCACTGGTTCGTGTTCTTATCCGTGTAACCCGGATGGACGCTGACGTTGAGAATACTGGAATCCTGAAAATCCTTGATCTCTCCCGCATATCCGGTAAACTCGATGCTTGGTTCTCCGGCCATTACGCATTCCTCCTGTAATTATTCGTCTTGTGTTTCTCCATGGCCCGCCTGTTGCAGGCCAGCATGTGTGATTGGGCTCCGGCGCAATCAACGGCACCGCATGTGGGGCATTGGGGGAGCGTGATCTTGTCCCCGTGAGCCCACAGGCATCTGGCGCACTTGCAGCCCGGCCTCGGGGTGAAAGTCACTCGAAGCTCGCCTCCACCTTCGTGAACGGGAAACGATCATCCCGGACACTGGTCTTGAAGAACTGGCTGCGGGATTGGGACTGGCATGGGAAGGCGGGGGCGATGGTGCCATCATGGGAGAGCACCGGCATCCAACGTTTGCCGTCATGCTTCCACACCGATTCGGTGCGAGCCTTGTAGAAGCCCGGCTCCTTCGGAAGGTCATCCATCGTGTACGGTCCGCGGTACGCATATTGGAAAAAGGAGTCATCCATCCACAACCCGTCCGGAAAGCCGAGCTCCCAGATACTCAGGCACAGGGTCTGTCCGCCCACACGGTCAGAATCCGTCTTCTTCACCGTGTACTCGTTGCCGTTCTTCACCACCACTTTGTCGCCGGGGCGAACCTTCGTGATATCGGTGATACGCTCACGGAAAGCATCATCCACCAGTTCGATGGACTTGATACCGGAGTAAGGGACGAAAGCCGAGGATGAACGAATGGCGGGAGAAAGAGAGACGCAATGAGCAACGTTTCCCACCATGTCGAGCGTACTGGTCATCGTGTCGCCGTTATTCCACGTTATCTTGACACGCAGCCCCTCCAGCTCCCCGCAGGTCTTGCCTTTCCAGAACGGTTTCTTGTCATCATCTTCAGCCTGCTTGACGGATTCCGTCTCGGGCTTCGACTCGTACACATGCACGTTCCGAGCGGAACCGGTACTGTACCCATCGCCAAAATCCAAGAAAACCACGAGATTGCCTTCATCCTCGGTCTCGATGTACAGTGGCGGCTTATGGCCCATACTCATGATGAGAACGTCCACCATGCTTTCCGGGTTCTTCATCTCATGCAGTTCGCCCGCATAATGCCCGTCCGCATCATCAAACTCAACCCACATGCCCGGCTTCACGTCGTTCAAACCAATCTCACTGCTCACTGGGAGCCTCCTTAACCTTGTCGTTATGCTGTCGATAAGCGTCGATGAACCGTTGCGCCTGATATTCGGTCAACGTGCCATAAGCGACCCGCGTTTGCAGGACGTTGCCGATGAAACCGTTCTCCTGACCCACCGGAATCTTGCAGTCTTCAAGAATCCGGTCGATCTGTGTTTTCTGCTCGTCGGTCATACCCTTGACAGAACGCTTTTTGTAGCCGCTCGTCTCACCGTCATCATCCGTGGTCGCCAGTCCGAACGCGCCGCAAGTGCTGTAGCGTCGCGCATACGTCAATGCGGAACCGAGGGCCTGCATGACGCTCATGCCACGCGAATCACCCACCTCGACCGGGATAAGACAATTACTGGCAATCCACTTGTCCGTGCCCTTCTTCCTGACGGCCGTATCCACATACAGGCGTCCGTCAACCAACTGGGTCGGCCATTGCAGGTCGAACCCCTGCTCGTCCACATAGTTCACGACCTGAGCCAGGGTCGCATACGTGCCACGACCGCCCCGAGCGTCCTTCTTAATTACCGCCATGATTCAATCTCCTCCTCTTCCTCCAACAGCTTCCAGTCGGGGAACACGACATCCTTCGGGTATTTAGGCAACCCGTAGGCCCTCATGGCCTCCAACGGGTCCTCCGTGTTGTCACGGAACCATCTGATGCCCTGCAAGGCGTGGTTTATCTTCGGTTCCGCCAGTTCGGTGATGATGGGCGAATCCTCCTGAATCTCGTAGCGCATCCAGTCGAACGGCGGGTTCTTCTCCTGCACGACGAACTCGAAACCCAACGGCCCCTTATATTCGGGCATCGTCAACCGGTAGAGACGCATGTAGAACGCGGCCTGAATGTGATACCCGTACTGCCAGCAGGAACGCTCGAACTCGTCCGGCGACTTCACCGTGGTCTTGTAATCACGGATACGCAGCACACCATCCGGGTCGGGAGTGGACGGCAACCAGTCCGCCTTGCCCTTAATCAACAATCCGGTATCAGGGTCGGCGGCGATCATCGCCACCTCCGGCTGACCATCCAGCTTCGTGAAGAAATCTCCAACCATGTCCCGCATGGCCTCGACCTTCTCCACATCATCGGGGGAAAGCCATACGATATCCTCGCCCTCATGCAGTTTCAATGTCTCCGCATACCTGGCTTTGCCTTCCTTGGTGCGTAGGTTCGGTTTCACCAGCACCTCGGGGCCACTGCCCAATATGAGACTGTGAGCCGCCTTCCCGAACTCGAACTGGGGGGAGGACGAATGCTCGCCGGTCAGATACTGCGAATACGCCAACGGGCTGACCAGATACTTCTTCAACGCGGTCTGGTCCACCGCGTCAAACGCGAAGTAATCGTCATCGGCCATCTGCTCGACGGTCATTGCCACTCCTTTCTTGCTTTGAGTACTTCCTTGCCTAAAACCTTGATGGTGTCGGCCACCGAGTCGAGAAAATCGTCAACGTCCTCCGCGTCGTAGACCTCTCCGTAAAGCAGGGAACGATACGTGCGGAACTTTCTATGCCGGACATCATTCGGGGTCAACATGAGAACCCCTCGACTGCATGGACAGTTGTTCTTCACGCTCCATCAGGTGACTGTGACGCCAAGTACGCGACTTACCCTGCTTGTGAGAGGCCTCCGCATAATCGGCCACATGGTCACGGCCAACGTCTCCCACGACCTTCGAGGCCTCGTTCCAATCCGAGTACACGCGATCGTTCACGGCCACATACTTGTCAGCGAGATAACGGACGCAATCACCGAGATAACGGATTGCTTTGGCGATGGAGTTGAAATCAGATG